ACTCCTGTTGATACCGGATTGACTGCCTCGTCGTGGTATAGCGAAATCGAACGGCAAGATGGCGTAACGATTATACGTTGGCTGAACTCGAATGTTCAGCGTGGAATCAACATCGCTCTTATACTTGACGCTGGTCATGGCACTGGTTCTGGTGGATGGGTCGAGGGGCGAAACTACATCGATCCAGCTATGCAGCCGCTATTCGACGAATTGGCAGATAAGTGTTGGAGTGAGGTGACTAGAGTTTGATAGGCGACGTTGCTGAAAGAATATTGTCGATGCGTTTTGACAATCGACAATTTCAAAAGAACATAAAAGATACCGTTGATAGCCTCAAGGATTTTAAGGAGGCTATGAACTTTGATGGAGCTAGCGAGAGCTTCGACGGGCTTTCTGAAACTGTTGAAACGTTTAAAGACGATACTTCTAGTACTTTTGACGACCTGAAAGGCGCTATGCTTGGAACTTTTGAAGACGTTGCTGGCATGGTGAAAAAGATCCTGATTTTCGACATTGGCCGATCCGTTTATTCTTGGGGAAAGAACATGGTCAAAGCACTCTCTGTCGATCAGATCAGTGCAGGTTATTCAAAATACGAGGATTATATTCGGTCGTCGTTTACAATTGCTAATGCTACAGGCAAAAGCATCGATGAAGTTGATGACGCTCTAGAGCGTTTGATGTGGTTTACCGACGAAACCAGTTATTCATTTACCGATATGACTGATAACGTAGGTAAATTTACTTCGCAGGGGATTGAGCTCGATGACGCTATTATAGCTATGCAGGGCATTGCTTTGGCTGCGGCAGATGCTGGGCAAGGCACCGAAGAAGCGTCACGAGCAATGTACAATTTTGCTCAAGCCCTTGGCGCGGGCTCAGTGAAACTAATGGACTGGAAGTCCATTGAAAACGCCAATATGGCGACAGAAGACTTCAAGCAGACGATTATTGACACTGCCATAGCGCTAGGCGTTTTGCGTGAAGGCGGAATAACCAAACGTGGAACTAAGGTCACGGCAGAAAATTTTTCGTCGACTCTCGCTGAAGGATGGTTCAATTCCGATGTGCTGATGGAGTCTCTGAAGAAGTATGGCAATTATGCAACAGTTCTTCAAGAGTACATGGACGAGCATGGAATTGACACCGCTTCTGAAGCTATGGCACAGCTTGGCGACGCTGGCGATGAGTTGGGTTTTCGGGCGTTTAAAGCTGGTCAGGAAGCACGGTCTTTTGCCGATGCGATTAACGCAGTCAAAGACGCTGTCAGTACTGGATGGCTACAAACTTTTAAACTTTTGGTCGGTAATACCGACGAAGCTACGGTTCTTTTCACTGATTTAGCAAACTCTTTGTGGGACGTATTTGCGGCCGGCGGCGAAGCCCGAAATGAACTTTTACAAAAATGGATCGATAAAGGCGGTCGAGAAGAGGCTCTTCAAGGAATTTACGATCTTCTAAGTGGTATATGGGATTTGATCCAGACTATAAGCGACGCCTTTTTTAGTATGATTCCTGATGTCACTGTAGACAACTTAATGGATATATCTCATACTATTGGCCAGATTGGTAAGACAGTCAAAGAGACTTTCGGATTCGTCGAGAAAACGGTCAGCACGATTGAAGACGCTGAAGATGAAGTTCTTAATGTATCGTTCAACTTTGACGAACAAATTGAAAAAGGCTTGACCGGGGATTCCGTTAAACATATGCAGGAATGGCTTGAGCAAGCCGGATATAGTGTTGGCCACGCTGGTATTGATGGTATATTTGGCCCTGATACTGAAGCAGCTCTTAAAAAGTTCCAAGAGGATACGGGCTTGACTGTCAATGGCATTTACGACGATGCAACTCATTTTGCCCTTGGCAAAGCTTTGTTCGGAACGCATACGGTTCAATATTTGAAGCCGGTGGAAACGACTATTACAGAGTTGACCGGCGATGGAGAGAAAGTTAGCCGGATATTTGCTGGCGTTGGTGCAGCGGTCGATCTTGTTCTTAAAATTGGCAACACTCTGTGGACAATTGGTAAGAGTGTCATTGGGGCATTCAAACCGCTGCTTGACGTTGTTGTTGATATTGCCGCAGCGGTTGGCGATTTTTTCGTTTCCCTCGACCAGAGCGAAGGAACCGCGACAGTGTTCAACGGAATGATCGAATTGGCCAACATTGCGGTTGGCTATTTGTCCAGCGGAATATCAGTATTGGCTGATATTATAAGGGCTATATTCCTTGGGCCACAATCGTTGACAACCGGTAACGAAACACTTAAGAAATTTGCTAATTGGTGTACCAAAATAAAAGATGCTATAAAGAATTCTAAGGTTGGTAAATGGTTTTCTAATTTGTCTACCAGCTTTGGTCAGTTCGTTGAAGACGTAAAAGAGAACGGCTTTATAAGCACCGTAAAAGACTGGTTCATTCAGTCTTGGGAAAACACAAAAACATATTTTGAGAGTGGTCAAGCGTGGACCGATGTTCAAGCTACTTGGGAGGCTATAAAATCTGCGGTTAAAGGCACGGTCACTCAGGCTATACATGATTTGTTTGCTCCAACGGAAACCGATAGTAAAGAAGATGCCTTTTATAAGCAAACGTGGCTCGATACGTTAATGGGCGCTTGGGAAAGTGTTACTTTGTTTTTTGAAACGTTCCCCGAGCAAGTTCAGACATTTTTCGATACTATACATGACAGCGAATGGTGGCAATGGATTACTGATAAGTATACTATTGTCAAAAATGCCATTGTAAACTTTTTCACTACACTATTTGGCGGAGAGTCGTCCTCCGGCGAAGAGAGCGATGAAGCAAAGAAGTCTGGTGACGACAAAGTAAGTTCTAATCTTGGAACTCTTGGCCGACTAACCGAGACTCTTCAGCTGATGTGGAAGACCATTTCTAACTTTTTCACATCGTTGTGGGAAAGTGTGTCCGGTGTATATGAGACGATAACCAATAGTGAATGGTGGAACACCACTAAAGAAAAAGTTCTTGAAACGAAAGACGCCGTTGTGGCATTTTTTACGTCATTGTTCTTTTCTGGCGAGAGTGGCGGAGATAATGACCAGAAGTCTGGAGATAATAAGACCGAACATAGTTTGAGCGATATAGAGCAGCGGACTGCAATTTTTCATCAGATTTGGGACGTAATTTCCGGTTTCTTTGTTTCTTTGTGGGAACGGGTTGTAAGCGTCTATGACAAGGTCACCAACAGCGAATGGTGGATCAATGCGAAAGAAAAAATCATAGCTGCTAAAAACGCGATCGTTGACTTTTTTACCAATTTGTTCTCAAGCGATAAGGGGGACGAGGGTAGTAAACTTGTTGACGGGTCAAAGATTGGCCAGGACAATGCCACCAGTAATGGCGGAGGTTTTTGGGCCGGTGTTCGTCGGTGGCTTCCGTTTTTGATAGGTCTTGGCGTTGTGTTGGGGCTGTATTTTACGATTGTAAGCCCAATCCTTGATTTGATTAATACTCCGAAAAAGACAGAACTCACAAAAGCTAAAGCTGAACTGAGCGCTAACCATTTCAGAACGTTGCTTATGTTTGCGATTACGGTTGCTGTCATTGCGACGGCTATCTACGTTCTTGGGACGCAAATGTCGCTTGGGCAGCTGGCTCAAGGTTTCTTGGCTATCGTGGCCATTGTTGCTTTGATCGTCGGTACCCTCGTCGGGATTGATTTTCTTACGAAGAAATTGCAAATTAATACTGGCGCTGTAACGATTATGGCAGGTTCAATGCTCATGATAGCAGGCGTTATAGCCATTGTCGGAGTTATTGCTTACCTTTTGGGCAACATGGATATTGGTGTATTCTGGACCGGAATGGCGAGAATAGCAGCGATTCTGGTGTTACTTGGTTTGTTTGTCGTTGGCCTCAATAAATTGAACTCTGTTGAGCTTAATCTAAAAGGTTTGATTGAGGTTGGTGTGGCTATTGCCATTCTTGGTGGTGTAGCTATTATTATGGGGCTTTTCCCATGGCCCGTGCTTATAAGGGGCATTATTGCCGTCGGGGCGTTGCTGGCTATAATGATGGGTTTCGTTATCGGAGTAACCAGATTAGGAAAAACGGCAGACAGTGAAAATGGTCTTGGCCTAAAAGGCATTATGGCCGTTGCTATCGCTGTAGCGATTCTTGGTGCCGTTGCATTGGTGCTCGGCATTTATCCGTGGCAGAACTCTCTTATCGGTATTGGCATGGTTGCTATATTAATGGGCTTGCTCCTCCTATTCGTTTGGGGTTTAAAGGCTATTAATAAAGAGGGCGAACTGAAAATTACAGGCATTATCGGCATTGCTTCGGCATTGGCCATTATGGCCATAATCGTTGTATTGCTTGGACTTATTCCGGCGGATGCCCTTGCAAGAGGCTTGGTTGCCATTGTGGTACTCGGACTGGTGCTGGCAGGTTTGGCCGGTCTTGGGATTTTGTTGAAGAAACAGAATTTCACGACCAAAGACATGGGTCCTTTGCTCATTGTCGCTGGCATTTTGGCCGTGTTAATGGGCTTGCTGATATTACTTGCTAAAACTCCGATACCGCAGTTGCAAGCAGCTACATTTGCAATGGTGGCTATTGCCGCTGCCATTGTAGCTATTACAGCAATGACACTTATTACGTCAAAACTCGGTGGAAACGCAAGTAACATGTCAAAAGCGGCACTTGGCATTGGCGCGTCTTTTGCCATTATAGTGGGCATTGTTACAGCTCTTGTAGCCGGATTAGGCCTGATAGATAGGTTGACCGGCGGCAATCTTTTGCGTGACATGATTCGAGGCGGAGCAGTTCTCCGCGCATTGGCCAAAGCTCTTGAACCGTTTACGGACAATATGAGTTTGGCTCTTGTTGCTGGAGGAATGCTGTTAGCGTCTGTCGGAGTTGGAGCTTTGTCTTCCATACCTGGTGTAAATGGATTTACGATTGCTGGCGGAACTGTTCTTGGCGCAGCGGCAATCAGCGTTTCTTTTGGTTTGATAATTAGCGTTCTTACCGCAGTTGTTGGCGGTATAGGCGCAATAGACGACTTTATAGAGTCACATGATACCAAAGGGAAAAGCCTTGTCGATTACATTACCGAGGGTGGAAACGTTCTTGCCGCTTTAGGCGGGGCGCTGGCCTCTTTTGGATATGGGTTTAGTGTTGTTACGTCTGAGGGTTTGTCGGCACTCGGTCAAGGAATTAGCGATTTGCGATCTGGTGTTGCCGGCCTAGACGAAGACTACAACGTCGGCAGTCTTGATGACGACCTCATCACCGCTATGGCCATTTGGGTCAAAATGAGAGAGTTCTTTGTCGAGCGTGCCAAAAAAGAAGGCGCTGATAAAGAGAACCAAACCTATTATGACAGAGCAGCTAGCTTGGCTAATGAAATCAGTGGTTCGATCGAGAAATTTGGCGAAGCTATGGGCGTCTTGCGTATAGGGATTAATGGCATGTCCAAAACAGATATCGATGCTGATAAGGACAAAGCCATAGAAATTGCTACAGCTTTGGACAGTTTTTTCCAGGAACTGACTCCCTTGACTACGGTTTCACTTCCTGATGGCAGTTACGTAGCGACGCCCGATTTGTTGAGCGACGCTATGACAAATTTTGGTTTAGCCATAGGCAGTTTTTCTGGGCAAGTTGGTGGCATTTCTGAGAAATACCCGAACTTGGAAACTGACACTAGTGATGCTATATCCGCAGCTGGACAAGTTAAAACGTTCATGGACAGCTTGCAGCCAGACGATTATGAAGAAGATCCTGTCCAAGCATATTCAGATTGGGTAGATAGTTTTAGCGACAGCATGAACAACTTGTCTATCACGTTGTCTGGTTGGGCGGCTCGTATTGGAGAATTCAAAGGTAAAGTTACCGACGAGGACACCACCGCCGCGATTAACGCGATGACAGCTGTAAGCGAATTCATAAATACCACGAACAGTACTGTTTCTGTTCAGCGATCTACGTGGCTCGGTGGTCTAGTCGGGAAAAAGTCTCCTCTTGATACGATTCTTGAATACATGGACAAATTCAACGAAGTCTTTGGCGACAAGTTTAGGGAGAATTTCTCTGGTTTTAGTGATCTAACTGACGAAGATTCTGAAATGAGTAAAAGCTTTACTGGCGTTAGGAAAGTAGTTGAAGATTTCGCTACTTTCTTTCAAGACATGAGCTCTTACAATATTGAAAAAGATCCAGCTTGGTACGAGAGGCTGTTTGGCACAGGTGAGCAAACTAACATTACTCAAATTCTGTCAGACATAAAGAAAATGAATCTTAGTCAGTATACGGTTAGTGGTGTTAAGGGCGATCTTGCAGGTGCCTTGACTTCTTTGGACCAGTTGGGCAGCTTTTTCCAGACGATGTCAGCCTATGACCTTGATAAAGACCAGACTTGGATTCAGGCAGTGTTTGGTACTGGCGAGAAGACTAATTTCCAGCAGGTAATCGATAATCTCGGCCGTATGGATTTTTCTAGTTTCATAAATAGCGAGAATCCTAATGGATTGATTGGGTTGGCAAAAACTTCGATCGTTGAAGACATAAACACAGCGATTGAAGTGCTTGAGAACATTGGCCTGATGACTCAGAAATTGGACTCAACACTTACTAACCCGTTCACTGGACAGAGGATCGATCCGTTTAGTACGGCTAATAATGTTGGAAGCGCTCTTGACGTGTTTAAAACATATTTGACGGATTTCTCCTCCGAGGAGTTCTCGTCGGTTTATGGCAACATACAAACTCTTCAAGAGAACATAACTTCCCTTGTGAGTGCATTTGACACTGACCTTCCGACCGCCATTGATGGCTCACTCGCACAGTCTATTAAAAACGAGCTCGATAATATGGTTGCTGTTTTTGGTAACGCCAGTCCGTCTGCTGTCACGCCGATAGAGCAGGTTTGTTCCGGTTTTAAACTTATATTTGAGACGGCACTTTCCAACGCTAATCAGAGTATTCGCACGGGTTTCTACGGGCAATTTGCAACGACTGGCGAGTATTTGGCTATAGGCGTTGCCAACGGTTTGCGGCGGCAAAAAGCCAATATTAAGACGGCTGCCGCAGAAATTATTCGAGCTGCTTTGCAGTCCATGGCCGAAGAAGGTAAGATCAAGTCGCCTTCAAGAGCTACCTACGAGTTCGGTATGTATATGATTCAGGGTCTTCGCAACGGTCTCCGAGATTATTCGGACGAAGCGACGAACACCTCTGGGCATGTCATCACCGATATGATCGAAACTATGTCATCGCTATTGTCCGAGGATATGGACCTGACTCCGAGGATCACGCCGGTTCTTGACATGTCCAATGTATCTACCGGGGTTTCAAAGATGAACGGCTTGTTCGGTCAGAGGAGCCTGAACCTTGGGACGAGCGTCGGGCTGGCAAAGAGTGTGACCCAAAACAATCAAAATGGTACTATTGCTAAAGCTTTTGGCAATAGTGACGTTGTGTCTGCTATTGGCGCGCTGAAAGACGAGGTCAATACTCTGAAAGCGAATATTGGTGGCCTAAAGGTATACATGGATTCTGGCGCTCTGGTTGGTCAGATTGGCCCTAAGATGGACGGTTATCTTGGCCACAGAGCAGCACTTGAAAGGAGGAGAGGCTAATGTCTTCTGCACAAGCTATAGCTTACCATTCGGTAACATTTGGAAACAAAAACACTTGGGACGACTGGCATCTCATTCCTACCAGTCGTCCTGTTGTACCCCCACCTCCGTTCAATTCTTCTGAAGTTGCTGTTCCTGGTATGAACGGCGTTCTTGATTTGTCTGATCTGCTGACCGGTTACCCTACTTTCGGTAACCGGTCAGGGTCTTTTCAGTTTTATGTTGACCATGACTATTGGCCGAATTGGATGACTGCATATTCTACAATTATGGCTTATTTGCATGGGCAGCGAATGGAAATGATCCTTGACGACGATCCTGGCTACTTCTATGATGGCCGGTTTTCGGTTAGTCAGTGGGGCTCTGGCAAAGAGTACTCGACGATCACCATTAATTTCTCTGTCCATCCATACAAACAGTCTTTGAATAGTACGGATGAGCCTTGGGAATGGGACCCGTTCAGCTTTGTGGACGGTGTTATTCGTCAGTACTCCGGCATAACCTTTACGGACACTTACACACTTACCATGGTCTGCGATCCGGAGCCGTCCGTGCCCGTTATTACTGTTACTGATCTGGTAAGTGAAACGTTAACAGTAGAGCATAAGCATGGTTTGGCTCTTACTGGCGACTTGAATGGCGATTTGTATACTTTGGTCGAGGGCGATAACGTATTCCCTGACCTGCTGTTCGTAGAGGGCACTAACCAGCTCGTGTTTACTGGATCGGCGACGGTTACCGTTAGATACAGGGGAGGCCGTCTGTAATGAGTGTATACGCTGTTTATGCCGATGGGCGGCTGCTCTATTCGTCAGTACTTCAGGACCCGATATATGCTGTAACTGCGTTGACAGTAAACACACCAATTGGAGAAGAAGGGTCGGCGGAGATGACTATTCCGCCGACTAATCGTTTGTATTACGAGATTCATCGAATGAGAACAAGAATCAAGGTATACGAAGACGATGAACTGATATTTTCCGGTCGTGTTGTAGAAGCCACTTCTGAAATGGATCTCATGCTGAACGTCACATGTGAAGGTGACTTCGCCTTGCTGTTGGATAGTGTATTTCCTCCTTTCAAAGGGAGCGCTTCGGTAGTAGATTTGCTTGACGCAGTCATTGCGAACCACAATGCTCAGGTGGATGACTGGAAACAGTTTGCCCTTGGCGACGTAACTATTTCTGGTGCAACCTCTTCGGTAAGTTTTGATATTTCGGGGTATTCTGATTCGAAGTCTGTACTCACAGACAACCTTACTGACGTTTATGGAGGATATTTTCAGACCAGACTCGGAACAAAGCAAGAAGTCGTGCCTAACGATGGCGAAGAGTTTGTAAATACGCTTCAGCGAGGTTCTCGTGGTGAGGCGGTCAAACTGCTCCAGCAACGACTGATCGGCCTTGGTTATGACGTTGGCTCTTCTGGAGCTGACGGTATATTTGGCGCCAATACGCAGAGCGGTCTTACGTCTTTCCAGACGGACCATAACCTGACCGGAACTGGCATCTACGACAAAGAAACCCATAACGTGCTGCTTGGCGTTATCTACGGGTCTACGACGAAGACTGTCGAGTTTATATTTTTGGATTACCTTGCCGACCCTTACTTTACAACTCAGAAAGAGTCCACTTCGACTGAGGACATAGAGGTTTGGAACGCCGCTACCGACTTGCTATATTACAAGATGCGTGGCGAAAAGGTCAAGATAATGCAGGAACGCTTGATCGAGCTCGGTTACGACAACATGGGCTATGTGAAACCGACCGGATATTTCGATGATTACACTGAGTACGCTCTATACCAGTTTCAGCGAGATAAAGGGCTTAAGGTCACTCGAAAGTACGACAAAGCAACCCATGAAAAATTCATGGAACTGTTGGGCGTAGACCAAGAACCGGCGGAGGAAACCACCGAAATCGAGCCTACGGCTACACAGTCGATTCGCTTCGGGGTTAACATCATCAACCTGACCAGAGAGTATCCGATCAGCGATATTTTCACGGTGCTGCTCCCGCTAGGCGATAACGACATCACTATTGCGTCCGTTAACAACGGCAGCATATTTCTCGAAAACGCGGCGGCTGTTAAAGAGTTCGGTCGGATTGTAAAAACGTTCAGTTGGAGTAAAGCGACTACTGCGGCAGCTCTTAAAGCGTATGCTGATGAGTATCTCAAGAGTCACACGATGATCTTCCCTGACAAGCTGACAGTTACTGCGATTGACCTACACGTGCTTGGCAGTGGAGATGCGAGAATCAAAGTCGGCGATTGGGTCGAGGTTGTTTCACCGCCTCACAACATTAATGTAATCTTGTGTTGTCTGGAGATTCAGCGAGACATTCTGGCTCCGGAGAACGACCAGTACATTCTTGGATACTACATTCCAGCAAACTTCGATAGCGACACAAGCGAACGAGTTACCTCGACAAGTGGCAACATAAGTCGAAGGTAAGAAAAATTCAAAATGGAAGTTTAGGTGATTTGAATGCCTTCGATACAGACTTACTTGCAGCAAATACTCGATGCGGTCTACGGCGAGGAAGTCCGTGGAGCTATTCATGACGCTATCGAGGAATGCTATACAGATGTTACCACCAGTGCAACTGCTGCTGACGCTGCTGCTACTGCGGCGAATGCTGCGGCGGACGCTGCAAATGCCGCTGCTGCCGATGCCAGTGCAATTGTTCAGGGAGTTCAGCGCTTGTCCGTCTCCGATACTACCCTTGTTATATCGCAACGTTGAGGAGGAACGTATATGTCTGATTTGAACATAGTTCAGGCGAATCCATTCGGAATAAGTACCGTTGGCAGAGTACAGACCGAAGGCGAGATCGATTTTGTTAAGAATAATTCTTTGTATCGAGGGACTTCTGCGGAATCTGTCATGGTGACTTCCGAAGAGGATCTCACTAATTTGGACGTTTACACTCCTGGCTCGATCGCATTTACAGCTGGTTTCAAAAAGATGTGGCAGTTGTCGGCCGACGGTGTATGGGTTGATATTTTGGCAGAGGATAAGGAGGACGGCTAATGGACGCTCAGACTCTTGGAGCAGCTATTGCTCTTATGAAAACGCTTGGCTCAAGCAATGCGGCAAAAGCCATTGAAGCAGCTAAAACGGCTGCCAGCCATAATTTTGGAGTTTCTGTTAGTGGCACAACCCTCATATTCAAACCAAATACTTAAGGAGGCGAAACGAATGCCTTACATTGACAAAGTAAATATCGGCGGGGTCGAGTATGACATACAAGACAGTAATTTAAAGAGCGCCTTTGGTGTTATCAACTGGACAAATGGTCTTCAGTCAGTACGAAAACCATATGTAATTAACAGTGCTGGAAAATGGGAAGGCGCTTCGGCTATGCACCTTCCAATATATGTCAAGGGAGGGGACATCCTGTCTGTTACCTCTGGAGAAACAACAACTTATTCGTTATTGAAATCGGATAATGCGAATGACAATGTACCAGCGGACTTTTGCAACGGTATTACGTCCAGAAACGTATTAAATGCAAATCGAACTGTAACATTTACTGTACCGTCTGATTGCAATGTAGTTGTTTTCGCCGCCAGACCGAATAATGGAGACACAAATCAAATCCCAGAAAGCATATTGCTAAACGGTGTTGAGCAAACTTACAATCTCAGAAAAAAAATAGATGAGATAGAAAATAACGAAACTGGTAACACAGCAGGAATACAAGCAAACAAAGCAGAAATACAAGCAAACAAAGCAGAAATACAAGCAAACAAAGCAATACTACATGATATTGTGTCAGTAGATAATTCGCAGAATTTGTTTGATCGTTCAAACCCGGATAACCTTGATGGGTACAGTATATCCGGAAGCACAGGTCAAATAATCCATACTGCTTCTTCTGCGGACTTTACGCTTAGTTATTATGTCCCTGTTATTGGGTGCGATTTTCTTTCGTATGTGAGTAGTGCAGATCTGCGATATTCTGCGTATGCGTTTTATGACGAGGATTATAATTATATTACCGATTCTGCTTCTGGTATAACAAGAAGTATTGCATACGTTGACGGCATGGTAGTACCTGACAATGCGTATTATTTCAGGTTCTCGTTCCGCACAAGTGCACAAAATGTAACATTGGTAAATGGCCAAGCACATCCGACCACCCATATCGAGTATCAAGGAATCAACTATAAGGCAAAAACCAGCACAGGTTGCGTGTTGGAAGTAAGCCAAGACGGGAGCAAACCGTTTACAACGATCAATGCAGCATACGCATTTGCGTATCGAATCCAAAGTAAACAGAATCCTGTTACTATCTTGATTTATCCGGGTATATATAATGAAGTGCTTGAATGCACATCAGCTAATGGGAGTCCTTATGTTTGGGGCGCTTATGTATCATTTATTGGCGTAAACCAGAAGGATGTCATTTGGCGAAACGACAGCGGACTTTATATAAACAGCCCGTTGCATACGTCAAATCCATGCCTCATCAAAAACATTACGTTTATTGCCACGCATGACGATGACTCGACTTTTGAGACGAAATACGCGGACTATACCGCAGATAATCAACAGAATTATGGGGCGTATGGATTACATTTAGATGATCCGTCTAATCGGACTGATTTAACGGGAGAAGAATACGAAACAATTGTTGAGGATTGTACGATAATATCCAAACAGCATGCCGCAATTGGTGCGGGATTAAGGGCGGGGCAAACACTCATCATCCGCAATTGTCGCTTGTTGATGGAAATACCGAGTGCATTAAAAAATGCAGTTGATAGCACCAAGGGGGCGTTGCTTTTCCACAGAATCCTTGGGACAGATGATACTTTTATACAAAATCTAATTGTTGATACTTGCAATATTGAAACAAACATGGACAAGGCGATTTTTACATATGGAAGCGGTGGCGGATTTAAGGCTGATTTTATCAGGAATCTCATATGGTCTGAAACTGGCGGTGCGGAGAACGATGTTATCCGCGGCCCTGTTGGTATGATTACCACTAAATCGTATGGTAATAATGTTGCCGCGCTTAATAAGACAACGATCTAAATAACACTTTAAATTAGCAGTTAAACGATCATTAGTTATTGCCAAGTTTGGCATCGACGCTAATTTAAAAATATTCGCGAACCTTAGAAAGGCGGTGATTCCAATGAAGTAATAAGCTGATATTCTGGCAGCGATCTCTTTCAAGTAAAAGAATTTTAAGGAGCCATTTACCATGCCTATGAGTAACAAAGTTTACGACCGTCTTAAGTGGGTTGCCCAGTATGTACTTCCGGCATTTGGCACACTATATTTTGCTCTTGCTGGAATCTGGAATCTCCCTTATGGCGAGCAGGTCGTAGGTACAATCACGGCGGTTGATACATTCCTTGGCGTTCTGCTGGGGATTAGTTCCGCTAAGTACAACAAAGAAATGACTGACTGACATTTATGTGGAAGAAAGCAAACGCAAATCCTGCGGGCAAACTCGTAGACGATTGCGTTGTACGGGCCATAAGCATTGCCACAAACCAGTCGTGGCTCAAAGTTTACGATGATATTTACTTGACTGGCCGAGCAGAGTTCGATATGCCTAACTCGAATGAAGTGTGGGGCTTATATTTGTATAGGCTCGGCTTCGAACCTTTCATACTCCCTAACAAATGTCCGAGATGCGTGACGATTGAGACTTTTTGTCGGATATTTCCGATAGGAACGTACATCATTGGAACAGGGTCTCACGCAGTCGCTATCATTGATGGCGATTACTACGATACGTGGGATTCCGGTAATCAGATTGCAAGTTATTTTTGGAGGGTGATTTGATGGCTGGCTATAACAACTTTATAGGGTACGGATATCCGGCAAACTATGGTATGACTGGTGTTCCTCAGGTTGGAGTTCAGTCCAGTTACCAGCAGCCGCCTCAGCAGAAAGTTGGCATTGAATGGGTGGACGGCGAAGTCGGAGCAAAAGCGTTTCAGCTTCCGCAGGGATGGCCTGCAAACGTACCTATGCCTTTGTGGGACACAAACGACACAGTTATATATTTGAAGTCGGTCAACCAGATGGGCATGCCGAACCCGATTCAGAAGGTCCACTACACTATGGACCCTGACAATCAGTTTGTTCAGCAGCCCGCTCTTTCTGGGCAGAGCGCTTCAATGGACACGAGTCGTTTCGCCACGAAAGATGAATTGGCGAAGATGGTTAACGAGCTGAAAGATGAACTGAAAGCTGCGATTAACAGCGTCAAGGAGGTTAAGTGGAATGGCAAATCCTCTGTATGAAAGCCTATACGGAAACGTTCAACGGCCCATGCAAGGAAACATTCAAAATGGCACAACGATCTTTGACCAGATGAATCAGCTTCGTGCGAATCCGTTGCAAATGATACGACAGGCTGGGTACAACGTTCCTGAGAATCTTTCAGGTAATCCTCAGGCAATCGTTATGCACTTGATTCAGACTGGTCAAGTAAGTAATCCGGCAATGCAAAGAATTGGACCGATGCTTAGTCAACTAATGGGACGATGATGATACATATTTAGAAAGGACGATAGCGATGACTGATAACACTACTCCGATGTATATGCCTGTAGCTCCGGCTTATGGCAACGGTAACTATGGTGGGAACGGTTTCTTCGGTAACGACGGTTGGTGGATTATTCTGCTGCTCCTGTGCTTCAATGGCGGTTGGGGTGGTATGAACGGTGGCATGAATCCCATGATGATGGGTTTGAACACGAATGCCGATGTGCAGCGCGGTTTTGACCAGAGTGCTATCATTAGCGGCATTACTGGTGTGCAGAACGCTGTGACGAACGGCTTCTCGAACGTTGCCAATGGTTTTGCTCAGGCGGAAATTTCGGCCAACGCTCGTCAGATGGCTGACATGAACCAGAATTTCGCGCTCCAGACCCAGATGTCGAATTGCTGCTGCGAAAATCGACTGGCCACTTGTCAGACGCAGAATATTGTTCAAAATGAGGGTGCGGCTACTCGACTGGCTATCCAGCAGCAGACCCAGGCCATCCTCGACAAGATGTGCGAGCAGGAGATCGAGGCGCTTAAGGCTCAGAACAACGCGCTCCAGAATCAGGTCAACATGCTGAACCTGGCGGCTTCTCAGACTGCTCAGACGGCTGCTCTTGTCGCGGACAATACGGCTCAGACTCAGTATATTGTTAATCGGGTCGCTCCGTATCCGATTCCCGCTTATACCGTAGCGAACCCCGTTACTCCGGCGAGCGGGACCTGATTGGTTGTAAAGGAGGGCTAAGCAACGATGGAGCATAAACGCTTTGAGAATCTTGAGCGAGCCCTTTGCAGGGAGCTTGAGAAACTAGATCGTAAGTACGCCGGGGATACCGAGATGTCAGAGCAGGATGCAGAACGAGCTCGTAAACTGTATCACGCTCTGAAGAGCGCTGAGACCATTAACGCTATGGTTGAGGCGGATTACAACGGTATGTCCGGTGCTCGATACCGTGGGCCTCGTATGGGTCGACCGATGTATTCCGAGTACAACGACCCATATTTTGACAGTAGGCGCTGGTAATTGCATTTGGAAGTAGGCGAAAGTAATGGCTAAAATTCTTTTCACAAATAAGGAGATCGCTGCCGCTCATATTCGTGTAGCCAAAGAATTTAAGACTATCTATGGCTACGCGATGTACGGCTGGAAGATCACCACATCCAATATTAACATCAAAGCGAAACAAAACTTGAACAACTGGTATACTCCGGAACATATTGCTTCACTTAAAGCGGTGGCGAACCAGTGTCCTTCGACCTGGGGTTTCGATTGCGTCAATTTGACGAAGGGCATTTCTTGGGGTTGGACCGGCGATGAGTCGAAGGATAAGGGCGGCGCTGTTGCCAATTCGAATTGCGTTCCGGACACCAATGCTGATGGCATGATCGAAAAGTGCTATGATGTTTCTTCCGACTTTAGCAAGATTGAAGTTGGCGAAGGACTTTGGCTCAAGGGGCATTGGGGGCTTTATGTTGGCGATGGTCTGGCTGTCGAATGTACTGGCCGTTGGAAGAACGGTGTTCAGATCACGGCGGTTCACAACATTGGCAAGAAGGCCGGTTACAATGGCCGACTGTGGACCAAGCATGGCAAGTTGCCTTGGGTTAAGTACGACGGCGTTCTCGACAACGTGACGGCTGATATTATTGAACTGGGTTCTCGCTCGCTTCAGAAGGGAATGACTGGTACCGACGTTATTGCTCTCCAGCAGAACCTGATGGCGCTTGGGTATAATCTTGGCGACGCTGGCGCTGACGGCGACTTCGGTCCTGTCACATATTCTGCTGTGAGGCAGTTCCAGAAGGACAACGGCATCGCTGTGTCTGGTGTCGCTACGATTACGACGATTGATATTCTGAAAGACCTGATTCGCGCGAGGCTCAACGTTGTTAAGATTCAGGGCGGAAATTGCTGGATTCGTACCAAGCCTAACGCGGACACTGGCAAGAAGATTGCTGTGGCTAAGAACGGTGATATTTTCGACTATCTCGGTCAGACGAGTGAGAATGGTTGGCATCTCATCGCTTACAAAGACACACAGGGTTGGGTCAGTGGTAAGTACGGGAAGCTGGTGTGATATTTATGGAAGAATGGGTTAAAACAGCGATAACGATCGTTGTTGCG